ACTTTATTGCTACTCGTTCAGGCGTTGCCTTTTCTGAAGTAGCAGGCGCATAGGAGGGATAAACAATGGCGAATATTAATGACTTTAAATCTCGACTTAGAGGCGGTGGCGCAAGAGCCAATCAGTTCAAGGTAACTTTACCTTTTCCTGGTTACTCAGCAGTTGGTGGAGAAACGGCCGACTTAGCATTCTTATGTAATGCTACATCAATACCTGGAATGACACTTACTCCTGTTCAAGTTCCTTTCAGAGGTAGAGTACTAAATCTAGTCGGTGATAGAACATTTGGAGCATGGTCTATGACTGTGTTAAATGATACAGACTTCAAAATTTACAGAGGTCTAGAAAGATGGATGAACGGTATGAATAACATGACTGATAACGAGGGGATAACTAATCCTTCAGATTATCAAGTTGATATATTCATTGACCATTTAGATAGAAACGGGGCTACTCTTAAATCTTATACATTAAGAGGTGCATTCCCAACTACTCTAGATGATATCGCACTAAGCTATAGTACTAATAATGCTATTGAGGAGTTCGGTTGTTCATTTTCATATCAGTATTTTGAAACAGATACTACTACATAATAAATATAAGTTATAAGGAAAATATAATATGGTACAATTACTTGGCTTCCAAATAACAAGACAAACTGACGACAGAGAGAAACCGGCGGAGGCCAAACAGGCCTTCACGGTACCCTCTCCTGATGACGGTACAACAACTATATCTGCTGGCGGTTACTTTGGCCAATACTTGGATATGGAAGTTACTGCGAAGAACGATATTGATTTAATAAAAAGATATCGTGAGATTTCACAACATCCAGAGTGTGATATGGCAGTCGAAGATATTATCAACGAAGTTATAGTTTCAGATGAAAGAGACCAATCGGTTTCTGTTTCACTTGACAAACTAGCAATATCAGATAATATCAAAGCAAAGATCCGTGATGAGTTTGACGAGGTTATGAAACTATTAAACTTTGATGAAAAAGGACATGACATATTTAAAAGATGGTATGTTGATGGTCGTATTTACTTTCATAAGGTAATCGATCCTAAAAGTCCACGAAAAGGATTAACCGAATTACGATATATTGATCCACGAAAAATTAAAAAAGTTCGTGAAGTCTCAAAAAAAAGAGATTCAAAAGGTAAAGGAATTGAAATTATAGAACAAACAGCAGAATGGTTTGTCTATAATGAAAAAGGAATATCATCAGCAAACTCAAATGCTGGTTTAAAAATTTCTACTGATTCGATTACTTATTGTACATCTGGCATTATTGACCAAACTAAAAACATGGTCATGGGGCATTTGCACAAAGCAATTAAACCTGTTAATCAATTAAGAATGATTGAAGATGCTGTTGTTATTTACAGAATAGTAAGAGCACCTGAAAGAAGAATATTCTATGTTGATGTAGGTAATTTACCTAAAGTAAAAGCAGAAGCTTATCTTAGAGATGTTATGGCAAGATATAGAAATAAACTTGTCTATGATGCTTCTACTGGTGAGATTAGAGATGACAGAAAACATATGTCAATGCTTGAAGATTTTTGGCTACCTCGTAGAGAAGGTGCAAAAGGCACCGAAGTTCAAACACTTGCAGGTGGACAAAATCTTGGTGAAATTTCTGATGTAGAATATTTTCAAAAGAAATTATATCAATCATTGAATGTGCCTATATCTAGAATGGATTCTCAAAACGGATTCAACATGGGTAGAGCTGCTGAAATCACTAGAGACGAATTAAAATTTACTAAGTTTGTTCAAAGATTAAGAAAAAGATTTACTCAAGTATTTAATGATATACTTAAAACACAATTAGTTTTAAAAGGTATTATTACAATTGAAGATTGGGTAAAGATCAAAGAACATATACAGTATGACTACTTAAAAGATGGATATTTTTCTGAACTAAAGAACGCAGAAATACTAAGAGAAAGATTAAGTCTTGCTAATGAAGTTAGTCCTTACATTGGTAAATACTATTCTGTTGAATATGTGAGAAAATATGTATTAAGACAAAGCGATGATGATATTATTGAAATAGATCATCAGATCGCAAACGAAATCAAACAAGGTATTATTGCTGCGCCAGAAGGACAAGAGATGGAAGATGACGATAATACTGATATAAATAGTAATGGAGAAGAATAATTATGTCAAATGAAAATGTAGTTAAGATGGTAGATTCACTTACAGACGGCGACAATGTTGCGGCTCAAGATGCATTTAAAAGTGCTTTATCTGATAAGATAGGACAAGCACTAGATGATAAAAGACAAACAGTTGCAAACGATTGGTTAAACAGCGCTCAAGAATTAGAAGCAGTAGCTGATGCTGCCGGTCTAGACAAATTAGGATTAGAGGCAGACACATCTGCTGAAGAGCCTGTTGAAATAGACAATGACGAGGAAGAAAATGAACAACCTATCGTTCCAGAAGTTTAAAAAAACTATCAATGAACGCAGGTTTGTTGAACCTGAAAAAGGAGATTTATCTCCTACAATGAAGGTTGCTGTGAACGACATTTATAATATGATTGATAATACACCTGACCCTCTTGAAAATAAGATTGAAGGTATTATTGAAACGATTGCAAAGAAACACAATATTAAAGTGTCTGCTATAGAAGATTACTTTGATAACGAATTAATAAATTAAGGAGATAAAAGATGGCTTTAGCTGCAAGAATAATAAAAGACACATCCGTCCCAACCGGTGCTGGTAGTGCTGGTGGTCTGGTTACTGTGTTAGTAAACATGAGTGAAACTGGTACTGATGCCGACAATCTCATAGTAGATGCAAGTGCTTTAGCAGGACACGCTAACGGTGCTAAATTAGACATTACAAGAGCATGGTGGGGATTATCTGATGGTGATGCTGATGATGCTACTGGTCATGTTATAATTGAATTTATAGCTGCTGGTGGTTCAAACGCTGATACTATAGCACTTAATCTTTCTGGTTCAGGATACTATGATGGTTCTGCTGGAAAAATTACTAACAACGCAGTAAACACTAGTGCAACAGGCGGCGATATACAGTTAAGTGCTTTAAGTACTTCTGGATTCGTAATGTTAGAGTTAAGAAAAAATGAGACATTTACTGCCTAATTCTTATGACGATTAAGAATACAACTGTTGTTGATACCACAGATAAAGCAATAATGCAATCTGCTGGTGTCGGCAACGAAGGCAACCAATTAGTGATTGACGCCAATAAACTAACTGACGGAACAAATGAGTCCAGATTAAGTTTAATAGAATGTCACTATTTGATAGAAGGCACAGGAACACTAAAGATTAGTGCTGGCGAAGAAGTTAATGACTTATCGTTAACTGGTAAAGGTAAATATGGATTACGACCAGATCAATTAAAGTTTGGTAATGATAAACAAATAAGATTAACAACGGACTCAAATGTAAAGAGTTATTTGTTAGTAACAGAATTTAGGAGAAATAATTAATGGCCGATGTCGTAACAAGTCAAACAGTAGTAGATACAACAGGTACAAAAACTGTTATGAAGTTTACTAATATAAGTGATGGATCAGGCGAAACACTTGTGACAAAAATGGATTCTAGTGCATTAACATTTATGACCGAAGATGATACTAAAAAACTTGCAAAAATTTGGTGGTCTATCAATACTACAAATGGTAAATCAGGAGTAGAACTATTGTGGGCAGGTAGTGGAACAAGTTCTGCTAATGCAACAATAGGATTCTTTTCAGGAACAGGATATCATGATTACTTTACATCAGGTAATTCTATTCCTAACAATGCAACATTAACAAACAATACTAGTCCTGCTGGTGATATATTATTATCAACAAAAGGATTTGTTGCAGGTGATAACTATACAATAATATTAGAAGTGAGATAATGACAAAAAAGAAAAAAGATTATACCAGAGCAATTCTAGAAAGAATTGTAGGAACAAAATCTAAAACTTATCTTGCAGATGAATTTAAAAATGCATTTGCTGAGAAGTTAGGGATAAAAAAAGAAGAACTTAAAAAAGAAATTGTAGATAAAATCTATAATAAAGAAAAGGTGGACAGATGAAACTAATTACAGAAACAATTGAAGATATCGAAGTACTAACGGAAGCAACAACTGACGGTGGTAAATCATATAAGATAAAAGGTGTTTTCATGCAGGCGGATATCAAGAACCGTAATGGTCGAGTTTATCCAGTCGAAACACTTGCAAAAGAAGTTAGACGATACGCTAACGAATTTATCAATAAGAAACGAGCATTTGGCGAACTAGGACATCCTGATGGACCAACAGTAAACCTTGAACGAGTTTCTCACATGATAACTAGTCTTAAATCTGAAGGTAAAAACTTCATTGGTGAGGCTAAAATAATGGACACCCCTTACGGCAAAATCGTTAAGAACTTAATTGACGAAGGTGCTCAATTGGGTGTATCATCAAGAGGTATGGGTTCAATACAACAATCGAACGGAAGAAACATTGTTGGAAAAGACTTCTATCTTGCAACAGCAGCCGATATTGTCGCAGACCCTAGTGCCCCTGATGCTTTCGTAGAAGGTATTATGGAGAACAAAGAGTGGGTATGGGACAATGGAATACTGAAAAGTATGGAAGTTGAAGCATATAAGAAAGAGATAGAAAGAACTAAACGCTCAGAATTAGCGGAAGTTAAAACTGATATCTTTAAGAACTTTTTATCAAAACTTTAAACCTACGCAGCTTTACTTCAAAGCGAGTGGATTAAGATGGTAAATTGTATAAATAATAGTAACTGAAAATTAATTAATTTTTAATATCAAGGAGAGACCGAATGTCTGAAACCGAAGTAAAAAAAGAGTTAGACGAAGTGAATGCTGCAAATAAAGATGCTGCACCAGCTGAGCCTAACCACCTTAAAAATGACGCAGAAGATTTGGGTAAGGCAGTAGTAAGACCTACTGATTCCGAAAGCCAAACAGCTGCGAAGAAGGTAAAAAAAGTATCAGATCAGGTTAATAAAGATGCTAACGATGGTTCATTACCAAATGATAATAAACCAAAGATGGCTGAAGAAGAAGTAGAAAGTCAAAGCGATAAACTTGCTGAGACAACTACTGACGCTTTAGAGATTGACCTATCTGCTGATGTCAAAGCACTAGTTTCAAGCGATGCAGACTTATCCGAAGAATTTAAGGAAAAGGCTGCAACAGTTTTTGAAGCTGCTGTTAAGACTAGAATACAAGAACAGGTAAAGGTACTAGAGGCTCAGTATGATGATAAACTTTCAGCTGAAAAAGAAACAGTAAAAGAAGCTATGGTCGAAAAAGTCGATTCATATCTAAACTATGTTGTTGAAGAATGGATGAAAGAGAATGAGTTAGCAGTAGAAAGAGGTATTCGTACCGAAATCGCTGAGGACTTCATCACTGGACTTAAATCTTTGTTTAAGGAACACTATATTGATGTTCCCGAAGAAAAGTACAATGTACTTGATGACTTAACAAACCAAACAAAAGAATTAGAAGCTAAACTTAATGAGCAGATTGAAAAGAATGTAAATCTGACTAAAGAAGTTTCTGAATCTCATAAAACACAAGCGATCTTAGATGTAACTGTTGATTTAGCAGAAACAGAAAAAGAGAAGTTTGTTTCTATGGCAGAAAATGTTGAGTATGATAGTGCTGAAAAATTTAGAGAGAAGTTAGAGACTATTAAAGAATCATACTTCCCTAAAGGAAAAACAGAAGTAGCAGAAGAAACACAATCTGTTGATTCTGTGGCGGCAAACGAACCTACTGATTTCTCAGCAGGTAAGTCGAATGCTATGGCTGCATATACGGCCGCAATATCGAAGAACCTTAAGGCGATAAAACTTTAATGTTCTTAATAACTGTAAATAATAACAAGGAGAGATAAAAATGTATCTTACTGAAAACTTACAAGAAAAGTGGCAGCCAGTCCTAGAACATCCCGATTTAAAACCAATCGAAGATGCTTATAAGAAAGCTGTTACAACTGTTATTCTTGAAAATCAAGAAAAAGCAACAAGAGAAGACCAAAGCTTTATGGCTGAGGCTGCTCCTGTAAACGCAACTGGTTCATCTGTGGATAACTTTGATCCGGTTTTAATATCACTAGTTAGAAGAGCAATGCCTAATCTTATTGCTTACGATATCTGTGGTGTTCAACCAATGACTGGTCCAACTGGTCTTATCTTCGCTATGAAGTCAAGATTTACTAACCAGACTGGTACTGAAGCATTATTTAACGAAGCAGATTCCGACTTTTCTGCTGAAGATGCTGCATCAAACACAGGTTCACCTGACACACATACAGGTTCTAACCCTGCTACACTAAACGATAGTCCTTCTGCTGGTTCTTATTTAACTGGTTCTGGAATGTCAACTGCTCAGTCAGAAACACTAGGTGATGGTACTGATGAGTTTGCTGAAATGGCTTTCTCAATCGACAAAGTAACTGTTACTGCAAAATCTAGAGCTCTAAAAGCAGAGTACACTATGGAACTTGCTCAAGACTTAAAAGCAATCCACGGTCTAGACGCAGAAACAGAACTTGCAAACATCCTATCAAGTGAGATTCTTGCTGAGATTAATAGAGAAGTAGTTAGAACTGTTTATATTACTGCAAAACCTGGCGCTCAAGTGAATGTCACAACTGCAGGAATATTCGATCTTGATACCGACTCAAATGGTCGTTGGTCAGTTGAGAAGTTCAAAGGGTTAATGTATCAATTAGAGAGAGATGCTAACGCTATCGGTCAACAAACTAGAAGAGGCAAAGGGAACATGATTATTTGTTCTGCTGATGTCGCTTCTGCTTTACAAATGGCTGGTGTTTTAGATTACGCTCCTGCTCTTAGCAATAACTTGAATGTTGATGATACTGGTAATACTTTTGCTGGTGTTCTTAATGGTAAATTCAAAGTGTATGTTGATCCATACTCAGCGAATGTATCTGCAAGTCAATTCTATGTTTGTGGTTATAAAGGTACTTCACCTTATGATTCAGGATTATTCTATTGCCCATATGTTCCACTACAAATGGTGAGAGCAGTTGGTCAAGATAGTTTCCAACCAAAAATCGGTTTCAAAACTAGATATGGTATGGTTGCTAATCCTTTCGCAACAAGTAACGGACTTGGCGCAGTAGATGTTTCAACACCTGCAGCTGGGGATCTGAACTTATACTACAGACGAGTTAAAGTTACAAACATTATGTAATTTCGACTTATCTCGAATATATAAAAGGGGGCGTTTATCGCCCCTTTTTTTTAGCCTACTTTTTACTCTTATAAATATTAGTATGACAGATATAAATGTATTTACTAGAGAGCCGTCTAAACAAGATTTTGCTAGTCCTGTTCAGTTTAGATTTAAGATAAACAAACTGCCATTAGTTGAATATTTTATACAGACAGCAAATCTACCATCAGTAACATTAGGACAAGTAGATCAACCAACAAGATTACAAACTATAAGTATGCCCGGTTCTACATTATCTTTTGGCTCTTTAGACTTATCATTTCTTGTTGATGAAAATTTAAATAACTATAAAGAGTTGCATGATTGGATAATTGGTCTTGGTACTCCAGAATCTGATTCACAGTTTACTGCTCTTTTAGCAACAGGTTCTGATAGATTTCCTGGTTCAACTGCTAGTTCAGCGGTCACAGGTTCAAACACACCTGCACCACTAAACGAGGGTGGTATATATTCAGATGCTACTTTAACAGTATTGAATAGTAAGAATATTGCCAAAACTGAAATACGATTTAAAAATGTTTATCCGACTAGTTTGGGTAGTTTGAGTTATGATGTTAAACAAT